AGAGTTTATAGGCTTTGCTCATACTGCATTCCAGCATGGCCGCCAAATCGTTTGGCCTCCAATAATACGGATCAGTCATGTTGTCGCCTCCTTGTTGTTTGATCTATCCCCATTGCTCCGCCATTGCTCGCGCAATTCCCGGAAAAGTTTTGGCCCGATTCTTCTGCCGATCCTTTCCGCCTTTCATAAACCACGTTCCCGCATCATGACAATTTTGAAACGGCAAAACATAGTCTGTCGGTTCCAGCGGAGGAAGCCCCCGCAGCCAAAGCCTTGTCTTTTTCCTCACCGGCTCGCCAAACATAAACGGTTCAATCTCCTGTGTATGGATTGGCATATTAAAAATCTTGCTTGATATTGGATTCTCCACTGCAACCCTCGGACAATCGGCATTCAGCAACGCCAGGAAAAACTCTTTCGCAGCAAGCCCCTTCTCATATCTTTCTTGGTTAAGTCTCCCCCCCGCGAACAAGTGCTTCGCACCAGCGTTCGACAAGTATGTGCATGGAGGAAAAGCTATAATCATATCCCATTTCTGATTTAATAATGGCAGCACGTCGCCTTGTATATGCCATTCCGGGTGTCCGCCGCTTGTCGGGAGTATGTCACAAGAATAGGCTTCATGCCCAAGCCGCCTAAATTCTGCCGTTACGCGCCCGCTTTCCTCGCACGCAACCAAAACCCGCATATAATGTCACCGCCTCGCCCCTTCCTAAACCTCATACAACTCCGGCAGGAAATACCTGATAACATCCCCAAGTGGCAAATCAAGCGCCTTGCTTATTGCCGTTATCTCGCCAGCCCGCCAGTTCCCACGCTCCAAACGTTTAATCAGCGTGTCCCTGCTTATGCCCGCCTTCTCCGCCATTTCCTCATAAGTAAACGGGCTTTCGATTATACGGTCAGCCAGCTTTCGATTTCGGATCATAGCATCGCCTCCTTTCCAACTAAGAGTGGGAGTTTGTAGCATATAGCGAAGCTATATGCTACAATCCCTATATAGGGATTGCGCTCGAAAAACTTCTTTTTTCTCCCGATTTCTCCCGCTTGCTCTCTTTTTTGCAGGCGGGAAATTTTTATGCGCTATCAGGTGTACGTTTTGTACATTTAGCAGGCAAAAAAATATCCTCAACTTTGCAACTTAATACCTCTGCCATTTTCATTGCAACCTTTAACGACGGAGACCTTACGCCTTGCGTGATAAACCCTATATACCGTTCACTCACGCCCGCCTTATAAGCAAGCTCCGTCGCTGTTACTTTTCGCTTATTCATCATTGTTTTTAATTGGTTAGGCATTTCCTCACCCCCCTCTTATGGTACATATTGTACAGTACAAAATGAAGAAAGTCAATAGCTTTTGAAAAAAAGTTTCGGTATAATTAGTTCAGAACAAATAGAATAGGAGGCGAAATGAATGAATCAATTAAAAGAAATACGAAAATTACACGGAAAGAAACAACAGGATTTAGCAAATTTTTTGAATGTAACACATAAAGCAATTTCTTTTTACGAGTTAGGTCAAAGAGATATTCCAAACGCCAGCCTTATTAAACTTGCAGAACACCTTAATGTTTCCATAGATGAAATTTTAGGATATAAACCCATACAAGTTAAAGACAAAGAAGCAATTCAAATATTAGATATGTACTTAACTTTACCCCCGGACAAAAAAGTCTGTGCGCGGGAGTACATTTCCTTCCTATCTAATACTTGCCAAAACAAACAACCAATACAACAAGACAAATAAAAAAGCCGCCCATCGGCGGCCCTTGCTCCAATAAGTTTATTTCCAAAATTTGGAAATAAATTGTTTCACTCCATTTTGAAAGGCGGTGAGACTATGCCGGCCTACAAGGACGAGAAGCGCGGAACATGGTACGTCCGCTTCCGCTACACGGATTGGACGGGCAAGCGCGTGGAAACCACAAAACGTGGCTTTGCTACCAAGCGAGACGCAAAGGAATATGAAGAAGCCGCCAAGCGGGAAAAGACTGCGGCGGCAGGAATGACGTTCGGTGAGCTTTATAAAATCTATATCGAGGACGCGCGCCACCGCCTGCGGCAGACAACAATCATCACAAAAGAAACCACGATCGAAAAGCACGTCTTGAACTACTTTGCGGATTCGCTCCTTGAAAACATATCCGCCGCAAATATCCGCCAATGGCAAACCACGCTCATAAAGCAGGGCATGGCTCCAACTTATATCCATTATATTCAAGCGCAGTTTTCCGCAGTGATGAATTATGCCGTGAAGTATTACGGCCTCTTGTCGAACCCTATAAAGATTGCCGGGCCTGTCGGAAAAACAAAATCGCCGGTCATGGATTATTGGACGATAGACGAATACCAAAAATATATGGACGCAGAAACTTCTCCGCTCCATCGGGCGGCAATCATGATCCTGTTTTGGACAGGCCTGCGCTGCGGCGAAATGCTGGCCCTCACCCCCGCCGACGTAGATGCAGAAAAGAAAATCCTGCGCGTCAATAAAACGTATCATTACAAAGGGAAAGGGATTGACTTTACGACTCCGCCCAAAACGCCGGGAAGCATACGCGAGGTGACAATTCCTTCTGTCGTGATTGATGCAATCCAATCTATTAAAATGTACGATCAGCCGGAAAGAATTATCCCTATAACTGCGGAAGCATTGCGCCAACACTTCGATTACATAATAAGGAAAGCAGGAATCAAGCGAATCCGCATACACGATCTGCGCCACTCGCACGCTTCATATTTAATCAATCGGAATGTGCCTATAAAAATCATATCAGCCCGTCTCGGCCACGACAACGTGGAAACAACTCTCAGGACCTACGCGCACATATACAAAGACACGGAAGAAACTGTTTCCGAAATGCTGGAAGAAGATGCAAAAAAATATTCTTGCGGTCAAACTGAGGTCAAATAAAAAAGAAGCCCGCCAAGTTGCCTGTATTTATAGGCAATCTTGACGGGCTTTTTGATATTCTATAAGAAGTATTGTGATTTAATACCCCTTGCCAACGTGTGTATTTGCTTGTTTTTTTACAAGCGTTTTTATCTTATATTATATTTTATTTTTTGGCAATAAATTATTTTGAGGTCAAAATGCGGTCACGGATTATTTTACAATCGCAACTCCGACGGCCACCGCGCAAAGCACTTCCCAAATGTTCCTCTGATTACGGAGCCTGTTTTCCACCTTGTCCCGCTCTTTTTCGTATGCTTTGAATGATGCGCTGGCTTTCTTCAATTCTTCGTTCGCTATCTTCAACGATGCTTGCGCATTCTGCGTTTCGTTCCTCGCTGTCTGTAATTCGCTCCGCAGCTTCATCAATTCTTCCTGCGACTTCATCAGCAAGTTTAATGCTTCCGTCAATTCGTTCCCCTGCGTCGATAATATGCTTTTCAGCGTCGCGTTGTGCTGCTCCAGTGTTGCTAAGTTCTGTTCTAACGTCGTCAGCTCGCTCTCTGTAATCTGATACAGGCTCTCGGAGCAGATACCAACAGACGGCGACAATAAACAGAAAAACGCCGATATAAGCAATAGCCTTGATATATTTGTTATCTTCCACATTTCATGCCCTCCCTTAGAACCAAATTTTCTTGATTGTGGTCGTTAATAAAATTAAGAACCAAAAATTTTAATTACCGTTTCTTAATTAAACTACGCCTTCTTTGCGTTTGCGGACCAATAGTTATGATACCAATTCGCCTTTCCACGCAACACGTCGCCGCCGCGGCTTCCGTCGCTTGCCCACGGATTGAATATCGGGCTTTCTTTCGTTCCCAAATATTCCAAATCCCACCGCTCGCAACCATTCCGCGGGCCGTAAAGGTCGCAAGCGTCATATAATGCCAAAGAATCTGCCGCTTCGCCATGCGTCAGCACGTTTTCGGCGTTGATCGTGAGCCATAACCCATCAGCGATTGCCGCGACAACTTGCGCGAAAACTTCAATCTGTGATTCTGTCGGCGGCTCTTCGCCTAAATCCTCAGTGGTCGCACCGACACAACAACACATAGCCACGCCGACCGTTCCCGTATTGAGTTTCCAAGTGTGTTCAAGCGTTTCCGCGAAACTATCCTCCGAAACGTAGATTTTTCCGTCTGTAGTGACGCTAACGTGATAATCCGGGAATAACGAATCGCCCCACCCTGCCGTCCAATGCATGATGCACAGCGGTCGATCACGACCTACAGACCTCGACTGTTCAAATAATTCCTCCCTGCTTGCGTTCGCAATGTCTCGAATGTCGTTGATAAATACTCGTTTCATCTGCTTTTTCCTCCATCGCCGCCACAGAAGCCCGTGGACGGCTTTTCTTTTACTCCGCGATAGTTTCCATTCGGAGCATTCTTTTCGTCGCCCCTCGCCTTTCCCTTGCGGTCACTTCATGGCGTCCCTCTTTTTTTCGAGAATGTCATGGAGCTGTCCCGCCTCCTCAACTCCAGCGTCTTGCAAATTTTCCAGAATTGAAATTAACTCAGTGACAGACAGATAACCGACAAGCAACAAAACCGCCCACTGCGGCTTGCCCATGGTCATCATGATATGATCGGCCAGCGCTCCCGCAAATACGACAAGCAAGTACACAATTATCTTGCCTAAAAACCTATGCTTCATGGCCTCGGATTTAATGAATCCTGCTTTCCTTGCGGCGGGAATAGCGCATACGCATTGCCACAAAGTAATAACCTTCTTGCGTCTTTTCTTTACTAAGTATTCTTTCGACAGCGCGATCCATTTTGTGATAAGGTCAATAATAATCAGCCCGACGAAAGCGAGAAGAAGCTGCCCGTGCATGGAGCAGACCGCGCCGACGATTGTAGCTCCTCCAAGTTTGACGGCCCCGTTATCTCCAAGACTGGAAACGGTTCCTTTTGCGTGAAGAAAAAGCTCCGAGAAATCCATTTAATCCGCCTCCCGTTCAAAGAAAAATGCGACGCGATTAGCAATCATGCTGCGCGTATCATACTTCGCGTCCGTGTCCAGCTTCCATCCCAATAAGTTATTCCAATGGACAACCCAGCCGAACGCCGTAAATATGGGCGCAGTGTTCTTATACATCCATCCGTCGCCATTTACCTCGTCAACGCATATCGTGTTTTCCGATTGCTTCACAAGGAGCAGCGGGGAGGAAGTATAGCCCAGCACATAGAAGCCCCAGCCGTAAGCATTGTTGCGCATGAGCCACAGTGTCCGGCAGAAGTATCTTTTAATAACTTCCCATATCGTGAAGTCATTATTGATACATTCCACAAACCACCGCTCGCGGTTTACGCTGCGCAAATACTGTGTCGTGTCCTTGTACTCGCGATAGTGGGCGGCCCAATCGTATTTGAAAATACTTGGAGCGCACTCCACCGAATCGCTACAATCAAGCGAATTGTCCCAGGTCTGCCACAGATGGAACACCCCCGGCAATTCTCCCTCTTCGTTGGAGAAGAAAACCACGATCCAGTTTGTCAGATAACAAACGACGGACGCCAACAATGAACACGGTAAATAAAAGATCCACCTAATCACATTGAACCACTCTCCCTTCTTAAATTAAAAACGGGGAGGCCTTGCAGCCATCCCCGTCTTTAGTTACCCGTTACATTTTGGAAAGCATTTCTTGAATGATTTCCTTATCGTGTCCCTGTGCCTCATGCATCAAGCCTTCCAGCTTGTCGCGCATACCGTCGCGGCTATAGTTGTCTCTGCTGACAAATTGGCCGTTCATGCCGCGCCCGCGCCGATAGCTGTTGCCGTCATCGTAGGAGCCGCGATAGCTCATGCCGTCCTCGGAATATCCATCCATCGAACGGCGGAAGCTGTTGCCGCCATCGAAGCGTTCCATTGCCTCGATTGTCTTGATTTTCGTAATGCCGCTGACCGCAGCCTTCGCGGTTTCAACGGCGCTCTTGTCTTTAAAATGCCCCTGCTCCGCGTATTCGCGAAGAACCTCATAGAACATTTCGCAGACTTTATTCATAACATTATCCAATGGTTTCACCCCTTACCGCGTCACGGCCAAGTCCGGCCGCGCAAAAATCACGTTTGCGTTTTGAACAAGAATAGGGATTTCCGACGTGTTGCGGATCGTCAACGTCTCGCAGCATCCTTTACGCACAATGGCGTTGATTGCACGGGACACGTTGAAATACTGCTCCACCGCCGCAGGCGTAACAATCATTGTCGAGGCGGGAATTGTCGCGCTGCCAAGAGTAATCGCTACCGAGATAGGCCCAACTGTCTCTCCCGTCGGAATAGCGATATTCGCGCCAAAGTCCACCTGATAGATTGCAGACGGCTCCGGCTGGCAGCAGCACCGCCGCACGTTCGGCGTATAGCCTTTCAGTTCAAAAAGCCCGGTGCCTTCGCGCTCCCAAACAAAGCCACGATTGCACGGTACAGGATTCTCCGCGAATATGATTGATTCGCCGGGGTTCACTGTCTGGACGGGGTTGTTAGTCCACTCCGCCATATTGACCGCCTCCCCTTATGCACAACCGCAGCCGAAATTTACCGCGCCGCAGCAGTTCGGATTCTGCACAACGTAGGCCGGAACAGGGTTCGGATTCAAACGCTGGAGCAGATTCGCGGTCTGCGCGTTGTTGTCCTGAATAAGCTGCGCCGTCTGCGCCGTCTGAGAAGCCGCGAGATTCGCCATGTTAAGCTGCGTGCGAAGCTGCTCGTTCGCGGATTTCAGCCCGTCGATTTCGAGCTGGCAGAGTTTATCGAGAACGGACTGGAAGCCCTGATTCTGCGACTGCACAATGGCGTTAGTGTTGGCCGTGTTCTGCGCCATCAGGTCACGCAAGCCGTCGCTGATTGCCTGTCGGTCAGCACAGTTCTCCGTAGCTACCGTATATTTGAGGTCAGCCAAGCCGGCGCGATTCTCGCAGCAGCAATTCTGCAAGCTCATGGCAAGCGTGTTCATGCCCTGATTCGTTGCGTTCTGATTGGCGTTCATGGCCTGCAAAAGATTCGTCTGCGCGTTGCACTGTGCCACAGCCGCATCTGCAAAGCCGTTGCCGACCTGCGCCTGAAGCGACGCAATGCCCGCCGAAGTTGCCTGCTGATCGAAGCCGCGCTGCATATCAGCAACCGCGCCGTTGTTGCCGAGGCCGCCGTTGCCACAGCCGCCGCCAAAAGCAAACAGGAAAAGAATAAGCACCCACCAAGCGCCGTCACCGCCCCAGCCGAAGCCTCGGCCACCGTTGCCGCCGTTCAGTACGGCAGCCACGTCTGCGGCGGGCATGCCGCCGCCTTCCGTCAATGCCATAAATAATCACTCCCATATTTTATTTCATACCCTGCGCAGGAGTATTTCAGAGTTTGCGCCCCATGATTTGCGAGGCCATCTGCGAAAGCTGATTGTATTGCTGTTGTGTCATTTGCCCGCTGTTCAAAAGTTCCTGCACCGCTTGGCGCGGGTCCTTCTGCATCTTGGAGAAGTTTTCGGCAAAGGTCTTGAATTGCTGCAGCATATTCATAGGATTATTCATCCTTCTTGCCCTCCCCAAGCGCGTCCAAAACCTGGTTCAGCTTATCTTGCAGTTTTGCAAATTCTTCGCGCGTGACGACGTTCTCGGCCCCGGCCGGCGATATTTCCTCAAACTTGAATTTTCTCATTTGCTGCTGGAAGCCGTTTTGATCCGTCGTCTTTAACCAAAAAGTGCAGGCCGAAAAATCAATCAATGCGACCGTCGTGCCGGAAGCCACGGGGTACATTTGCGCCCCTGCCTCGCCGTTGACAGATACAAGCATTGTCTGATTCTGCGCCTGCTGTTGTTGATTGTTGATAGGTGTAAAGAAATTGTTTGGGTAAGCCATGTTAATTGTCCTCCTTCGACCAATAATAAATCGGCGTCTCGTCGCCGCTATCCCATGTGTCGTAATAATCGCCGTCAATCACGGTTACGACGTGAGAGCCGGTTCCTAAGAGGTAACGTCCCGAAGGATAGTCACGGCAAAACTCAGCTACGGTGTAGCAGTCCGGGCAAGTGTCCGGCAATGTGTGTCGTTTATACCCGCTATCCTTCAAGAACGCACCCCAAACAGAATTAGAGGAGGGCATATCAAACATTTTATAGCCTTGTGCTATAACGCCCATGTAGGCGGACTGCCAATCGGTTTCCATCAATTTCGCAATCGCTCGAATAACGCAATCGCCTACTATGTTTTGGGCTGGATTCTCATTGTGTAAAACAAACATTTCAGTTCACCCTGCCGAAAATTATGGCACGTTTTGACGGGAAAGAAGTCTTTGAAAAAGCAGAGAAAAGCGCCTCATTTAGAGGCGCTTATAACTTTGCTGACTTTAATATAAGATTTTTGAAGGGATCGTTTTACGTTAAATTCACTGCAATGTAGCACGTCTGCGATTTTCACAATCGTTTCGGAGTGCAGAATATGGCGGTTCAAAATATCTTCCTGCTCCGGCGTAAGCTGCGCCTCATAGACTAAGGCATTGTATTCGCTCCGCGTGGATTGTTTCAATCGCAGCCGCGCGGCTTTGCAGTCAGGATTCATGATTGGATTCCTCCTTTTCGTTATCTTCCGGCTTTGGAAAACCATAGTTTTTCCTCCATAAGAAAAGGCGGCTATTT